ACGCTCTATCTCTGCCTTTGAACGGAATGGAACAATTTCCGGTGCTGGCATATCCTTTTCCACGTAGAGGGCAATGGCTCGCGCCATGACACGGTCATCATGCTTTCCAGCTATGGCTCCATAGCAGTCGTTCTGCTTGTAATAGAGGAAATAGGTACATTCGTCTATTGCCGCAAGTTCTCGTTCCATATAGCCACCATCACGGATGATGCGGGCCATGGTCTTCACTACTGCCACCTTGGTTGCCTTGTTGGTATTGAATCCCCATTTCATTTCGATATTCTTCACCTTTTTCAGTTTGGACTGTGATGCACTATAGAGATTATCGTATAGAGGCAGAAGGATAGGGAAGAACAGCTCAGACTGATTACCCTCAGTATTGTTCATGCGCGAGTAGGCGGTATTGTTCTCGATGACCAGATAAGCATCATTATAGAAATGGGCTAACTGGGCACAGCGCATAGCCAACTGATCGGCATCGCAGTGGCCATGCCATTCAGCTACGATTTCCGGTACACCACCATAGATTTCATCATAGCGGTCGAGGACTACAATATCTGAGAAGTCGGAGGTTTTATGAGAACCACCAATATCGCAGGCAACGATATACCGATGTCTGACAATCTCAGAGTTGTCTGGTCCAGCCCACACCTTCAATGGTCCGCCTGAACGCTCGATGAAGCGGATATTGTCCATACAAGCATCATCGGCAGCATCATAAGAGTCACCTTCAATGTCACCCACCATGATAGGCTCAATACCCTTGCAGTCCTCTTCCATTTCCTTCAACTTGTATGGGTCGAAGACTGTAGTACCTGAGAATAGGAAGGCCTCTACATCATCAGAAGGGTATTCCTGACGCATACCGTCTAAATCATTATACTTCTTGCACTCGTTCACATACCAATGGATTCCTTCGAGCGTAGCACCCTTGATTTCCCAAAGCCACCAGAAGTAAGAGCCATGATATTGCTCATCTTCACGATTCTTGTATAACCAGATAACAAAGTCTATTTTCTCTTGCTCTGTCTTGAAAGGAAGGATATACTTCTCAATATCGAACCATGGCACGAAGTATGGAGTATAGATAGAGAGGCGTTTTCCATCCTTATCGAAAGAGTTGGCACGAACCCATTCATCATGGAACTCATTCTCACGTCCGTTTGGTGTTGACTCTCGGACGATGAATGTTAATGGCACGGTGACACGGATAGAAGAAACTGCTGCGTTGATAACCTTCTGAGGAGTCCACTCGGTAGTATTCGGGAAGAAGGCTTCCTCTGTGATATGTGCCATGGCTGCATCGGCAGAACGGCATGATTCTGGGTTACGAGCGGAACCAGTCTGTATCTTGCAATCGCGTGGTATGAGATACTTGATGTTATTCTGTGTGCTTGATGTTTTGAGTTTGCGAGGATCCTCTTTAAAAGGTATTCCAATATCATAGAACAGCCATGTAGGAATGGCATTCATCAATTTCTCGTACATATCGAACACCTGGGTGGCAGATGATGACTGGTGACCAATGATGTTACTATTCCAGTTTGTCATCCAGAATATCTGAATCCATCCCATATATACATCTGTGGCAGTAGATCCACCCCACTGGCGACATTTAAGGAGAATGATCAGGATAGAGCCTAAATCTCCATGAAGGCGTTGTCTTTCAAAATCCTTTACGAGACCAATCTGTCCATGATTGAGGAGAAAAGGTATATCTTCACCTCCATCCTTATTCTTGATTCGGGCATAGGCATAGGCGAAGAAATAGAAATCGTGCTTACAGCGCAGGCGTATGAGGTAACGGAAAACAGCATCGCGAGCCTTCTCTTGGTCGAAGTCTGGCATGTACTTATCGCAAAAGGCCTCTATGGATCCACACTTGATGATGGCGCAGAACTTCTTTTCCTTCAACATTTCCACCGGGAGCCAGAGTTTCTTTCCATTCAGAAAATCAGTGATGACGCATTCGAATCGAAGTCCAGGGGCATTCTCTCCAGTAATGGGACGATAACTAGCGAGGAGACTTTTGAGTCTTCTCTTATCTTCTGCAAGTATCTCTTTGAGCTTCTTATCAGAAATCTGCTGCTGAGGTCGAACCTTTAAGGAGGATTTTTCTACTGGCATTCGTTATATATAATATAATAATTTTAAGTGTTGAATGTTAAATGTTAAGTGTGTTGGCATGTCGGATAAATCTCTCTGCCTTAGCATAAATGAAACCTGAACAGAATAGGACTATGTGGAAGATACCAGCTATGTAAGGGAGAAGGAAACCTATAGCCATACCGAGCATCATCTGCCAGAAGTAGATGCGGTGATACCGATAATACCATTGCGCAGAGAATCCCATAAAAAATGAAATCAATACGGATGCACCCAATACAGGTAATGCCGGATAGTATATGAACGACAACAACACGGAGCAGAGCCAGGCAGCCAGTAGGCGATGGAAGCGGAACTGATGATGAACCATCAATATGCACCAGCCGTTGATACCCCAGTGTATAAAGTTGGCATGACCAAACATATAGGCGAAATGGGTGTATAATGGCGATGATGGAGACACAGCCAGCGAGGCATGAAGCGGAATGATGAAAGCCATCAGGAGGATGATGAGAAGTGTAATATATAATGTACGCATAATGGAAGTGATTTATCGAGTTATGAATGATGTTTTCTTATTGCGGAAATAATTGTTTATTTTCATCTGTATGTAGCGTGGAGCCATACCCAAATTGGGCGCAGGAAGATTCAGGCATACATACACAAGATTTTTGGTATTGTATTCCTTGTATTGATCCATTTGCCGGAGACGCAAGAAATCCTGATAGAAATCTTCAAAGAGTTTTTCTTTCTGGGCTTGGTATTTGCCGAATTTAGGCTTATCCCCCTTGATGCGTTTACATACATACCGATAGGCTGTGCTATCGGCAAGATAATAGCAAGAGGCAGGCATCTTGGCGATGTAATCGCATATCTTAGCCATGGTGGTAGGATATTCTACCATCCTCTTGGCCTTGCGAAAGAGCAGATACATTTCTTGGTCTCTTTTAAGGTAAATTTCGGATATGGAATTTAGATGTTTCATACCAACAAAATTAATTCATCAAGATGCAGAACTTAACACAAGGTTATGCGAAATTTTCCTTAATTTAGCACACAAATATTAAAAATGAATATTTATGGCAAAGGAAACTATTGATAATCAGAAAGTTAAGTCAAAGCGAGATTCTTTTAGGGAGCGTCTTGCTCAGCGTTATCCGGACTTGAATATGGACGATGATGAGGCTGTTTATGGTCAACTTTCGACCGATTACGACCAGTATGACCAGAATAAGCAGAAAATGGATGACTTCAACAAAATGTTGCAGGAGAACCCTCATGCTCCAAGTCTGGTGACAGGTCTTATGACCAAGAAAAATGCCGATGGCAGCGACTTCAATTTTATCGATTTCATTATTGATGAAATGGGGCAGGACTATATTGATGCCATCAATGGTGACGAGAAGGCTAAGGCACGCTTGAAAGCTAGCGAGAAAGAGAAACTTGAAGCCAGTGAGAAACTTGCAAATGGCAATGAGCAACTTGCTGCCAATATGAAGCTGGAAGATGCCGAACTTGACGCTGCTATTAAAGAAGCGAAATTGAAGCCTGAGTCGATTACCGATTTGATAGAATGGATTTACAAGCGTAGCGATGATGGCGAGGATCACGATGATGATGGTTTCGTATGGCGTGCAGCTCGGTATGACTTGAAAAAGGAAGACTTCTTGCGCCTCTTCCAAATTAAGGACTTCGACAAGGCTGTGGCTGATGCCGAGGAGCGAGGCTACAAGCGTGGTAAGAACGAGAAGATTGACCAGCAGAAACAACTGCATGATGGCAAGCAGGGCGGCAAGAAAAACATCAACATCGATGGTGGCGGTGGTGCACCTTCACTTCCAAGGGAAAAGAGTCGTACTGAGCAGGTGTATAGTAAGATGATTGGGATGTAGAATTAGAAATTTATAATTAATAATTTTAAATGTATAGATTATGAAACAGTTTAAGAAATGGTTTGGTTTCATGATGGCGATGCTCGTCATGATTCTTAGTGGTGGAAGTTCTTATGCGATGGCAGAAAATCCTCCTGCTGTTCCAACTGGTGAAGGTGGTGGTGGCCCGACTGGTCCTACAGATGGTCCTGGTGTTGGTGGTACTGGTCCTAAATGGGCAGCTGCTAGTCAGGAGCAGCAGGAAAAAATGGGAAATTGGGACTACTATGTAGCACATGTTAACCCGACCGTGGTAGAAATGAAATTGGAGAGTTGCCCTATCGATCAGATTCTTCGAGCTTCGAAACGAATGACTCCTGTTAACAGCAACCGCATCGAGTATTATTCCATCGGTCAGCGACCAATCAAAACCAAACTAACTGAGAAACTTGCTAAAACTACAAATGGTGGCTCAGTGACATTTAAGGTAGAAAATCCTACTGTGTTTGGTATTGGTGACATTATTATGGTTAACGACATGTTGGGTTTTGATGATAATGGTACCGACAGAAGCAAGATGATTCCTCTGCAGTTGCGAGTTACGTCTGTTGACAACGATGGTAATCCAACCTGTTATGCACTGAATGGCAAAAAGAATGCATCACGTGGTAACAGAGACATTCCTGAGGATATTGCCATTGGAACAGTAGTAATGCGACTTGGTAGAGCCGCTGGAGAAAAGGAGGTTGAAACAGGTAGTTACTATTCTATGCCTGACAAGAGCTTCCAGTATTGCCAGCGATTCATCATGCAGGTAGAGGAATCTCTTATTGACCGTATGATGAAGACCCAGGTTCAGTGGGACTTTACCAGACAGGAGAAAATGGCGATGGACGATATGCGTCAGGGTCAGGAGTTGAGTGGTCTTTTTGGCTATCGTTCTCAGTCGAATGGTGGAAAGGATGTCGGTTTGGTATACACTATGGGCGGCATCTTCTGGGAAGCTGGAAAGGATTTGCAGATAGGTCACTGGGAGCCAAAGATGCAAAGGAACGATAAAGGCGATCTTGTTCCTGTAACAACGAAGGTAAAGGTTACGAACTCTGATGATGGTACAACTGAGGTTGTGAAGCAGGTATACGAGTATGTAATCAGCGAGAAAGAGTTGACTCAGTTTATCGCTGCTATGTTGAAGGGTGCAGGTAACTCCAGCCGTACCAAACTCCTCTTTGTTGACAACTTGATCTATCAGGCATTTGCTAACCTTCGCTCTAACAAGCGTATCATTACCCAGACAGAAAAGGACTATCAGGGTTGGAAACTAGATTTCGAGAAGTTCGAGAGTATGGGTACTAAGATTCTGATTTATCGTCACGATGCTTTTAACTCCTGGGGTATGGATGGTAGAGCTTTCTGCCTGGATGCTCGTTATCTGGATAAGTATGTATTCGGCACATGGACCAGAAATGAGTTTAACGCTAAGGATCTCTTGATTCGTAACACAGCAGGTGTTGTGATGGAGGAGTATAGCTGCTGGGTACTGACCTTCCCTGATGCTCATGCGCGTGTAGCACGACCAGTCTTCACTGGTGATGGCGTGACAGATGAGGAGATTCTGGAGGCAGCGTAATCATCGTATAGGAAACTGATAGTTTTCTACATATATCAATCTTGGGGATAGTTGAGGCTAATGCAGTCTCACTATCCCTTCTCACCATAAACACAAATAGATATGTATAGATTTGTAGCTAAGAGCATGCTCATTTTTGTGGTGACTCTGCCGAGCGGACTGATCAAGAACATTGAGTTTGAGCGGTGTGGCAACGATGCCTATTCGTACATTACGGATAACAAGCAGGTGGCAGAATGCATCAGGAAACATCCTCTTACGAAGGCAGGCCGTATCATTGATGAGAGCCAGCCGGAAGAGGAGCAGATTCAACATCAAAAAGAAGAGCAGGTGAAGGACGAGAATGCCCTTCATTTCGAGAATATCACCAAGGCCAAGAACTATCTCCAGAAGACCTATAAGGTGGATGTAAGGAAACTGAAATCACCTGAGAGTGTGAAGGAGAAGGCTAAAGAGCTGGGTGTGGTGATTGAGTTTTAGTTTATAATTTTTAGTTAATAGGTTTCTTGCTTATGGAAGTTCTTTTGAGTGACCTTGTGAAGGAAATGCGCATAGCTATGGACGAAGTGATCCATGATGAGGTGAATGACATCATTACGGATGATTCGGACACGGAAATGAAGCAAGCCATTGAAACGGCAGCACAACAGATTCTGCTGCAAGCACCAGCGCAAATGATTCTCCCCAAAAGGGTGGAAGTTTCGCTGAATGAAAGTGGCAATCAAGATTATGATGCCATCCAAACACAGTTTACAGATGGTCATGGATGCCTGACAATTCCTGACGATTGGCTGAGACTGGTAGAACTGAAACTAAAAAGTTGGCAAAGCACGCTGACGATGCTGATGGAACCAGGCAGCAAGGAGGCTCAGATGCAAGCCTCCCGGTGGACCAGGGGAACACCACAGAAGCCAAAGGGCATGATTACCACATCGCCAACTACAGGAAAGCGAGTGCTGATGTACTGGACTGCCGGAAGGTATGATGCCAACCATGCACCTGTTGGAGCTGTATATGATCATGAGGTTGAACTGTTCACGTATATCCCTTATCAAAAGTTAGAGGATGTGTATTCTACTGATACTGGGCATGAAAACGAAGTGACCGATCAGAAGATTATCCTTTCCCTTACAGATGAATGCAAGAAATATCTTATCTATCGTGCCATCAGCATCTTCCTGGTAAGTAAGAAGGAAAGCGATTTGGCAGAAAAGTATAACCAATTATCTCAAATATAATATTTTATGGCTAACGATATTAATAAAGAAGATCCTCATTACAAGGGAGAATATGGCAGCATCTATGAGGTGAACCGAAAGTTCCCTACTGGTGGTGTGGCCGGTGACTTTGTGGTGATAGATGGTTGGGCTCATTACTGGAATGCAGACAGAGGAACTTGGTGTGTAAATGCCGAGAGGGATAGCTATTGGGACGAGTTGATAACAAATATCATAGAAAAGTTTAAGCTCGTAAGAGGTGCTACGTATATGGGCGTGGCTAGTCTTGACACTATTCCTACAAAGGTTATTGGTGCCAAAATGTATTATTTTGCGACTGCAGCTGGTACTTATAAGAACTTTGGTGGTCTCGTAGTTCCTCAGGGCATCAATGTGCTCTATTCTGAGAATGGCAGCAGCTGGGTAAACACAACCTTGCTGGAAGTGGCTCAGGAGTTGGGCGTGAGCACCAATAAGGTTGTAAGTCAGAAGGCTGTTAGTGATAAACTCAGCGACTTAGCAGAAAAAAAGTTCGACAAGGAGAATATTGCACAAGAGTTCGGTGATTCAAAGGATAAGGTAGTCTCTCAGTCTGCTCTCCCTTTCCGCTATATTCAGAATGAGGAATTTATCTTTGCCAAGGTAGATGCAAATAATAAACTCCTCTTTGGTATTGAGTGGGATGGTACTCCGAAATTTGGAAAGACAAGTGAAGTAGAGGACAGATTGCAGTCACAAGTAACTCATCTTGCAGAGAAAGTAGCAACTATCATGGGTGATGAGGACACAACCAATGTCATTGACACCATGAATGAGTTGAAGAAGTTCTTTGCTGAAATAGAAAACACTCAATCTTTGACAGATATACTGGCTAATCTTGACAACGTAGCCAAGAACCTTGATAAGACAACTATCAAGGATGATGAAGGAATGGTAGTAAAAACTCCTTTCCGCTATATTCAAAATGAGGAATTTATCTTTGCCAAAGTAGATGCAGAAGACAAACTTCTCTTCGGTATTCAGTGGGATGGTACTCCTGTATTTGGAAAGACAAGTGCAGTAGAGGATAGATTGCAGGAACAGGTAACTCTGCTTGCAGAGAGAGTTGCAACCATCATGGGTGATGAGGACACAACCAATGTCATTGACACCATGAATGAGTTGAAGAAGTTCTTTGCTGAGATTGAGAACACGCAGACCCTTACAAGCATTCTTGAAAATCTCAATAATCTCAATACTAAGTTTGGAGAAGACATTAAAAATCTTCAAGACACAAAGGTAGATAAAGAGGAAGGCAAATCACTCATCGAAGATGAAGTAAAAGAGTGCTTTAGAGTAATCTCGAATGAGGAGTTTCTATGGGCTGTAGTTGATTCAGAGGATAGAGTTCTGTTTGGTTTCTACAGAGCAACAGGTAAGCCATATTATCCACTCAATGATATGTATCACGTTGAGCAGAATGAAGAGTTCTTCGCAGTCTGGCTTGATGCTGCTAACCATGTACTCTTTGGTATCAGAAGAGACGGCCAAATCATTGGTGAAATCCATGCTGTCAATGCTTTGAAACAAGTTATCTCTCAGCTTCAAGCAGACCTTGCATCATTGCGGGAGAAGGTAGGTACAATAGACACCAATCTCAAAGAACTTCTCGATGTCTTCTCTTTGCAGGAGAATCCTGAGTATATGGCAGTAGAGAAAGATGCGGATGGAAAGGTTCTTGCTGCAACTTACAATGATGGTAGTCACTACTCCCATAACTTGAAATCAGAGACCATTGATGCTAAGGTTGATAAGGAAGAAGGTAAATCTCTCATTAATGAAGATGTGGCTGATGCTTATAGTACTTTGGAAGACATAGAGGGTAGAATGGAGATTGTTACTGATGTAGAGGATAAGGTAATGTCTTATCGTGATTCTGATGGTAAAAAACATGAGCATGATATGGAAGTTACTAACCTTGATGTTTCAAATCTCAATCTCCAAGGGAATAGTGTAAATAATATCCAAGATGCACTTAAAGCAAACGGTTTTGATGTTAAAACGCCTATTGATTGGAGTGAAAGTAGTTTTATTCAAATTCCAGAGCCACGCTTTGCAATCATCAACATAACAAACATAGATAGTATGCCAACAACCAAAACTCAGAACAAAAAGGCATTCTTGGAGTTTTGGGATATGCATGGTAACTATTTTAAGAAGCATGCAATTCTTAATGCACAAGGAAATTCATCTTTGGGACTTAAAAAGAAAAATGCTGCTATTGACTTATGTGATGATGAGTGGATTGGTGATGATACCCCAAAGGTAAGAATTGGAAATTGGGTTCCACAAGACAGTTTCCACATGAAAGCATATTATACTGATTTCTTCCGTGGTGTTGGTGCTGTTTCATATAAGCTTTATGACCAGATTGTACGCACAAGAGGAAATATGTATGATCGTCCTTGGAAAAAGGCTCTTCTTGACATGTCTAAAATAGGAACTACAACAAAAAGTCTTGGTAATCCTTATATAGGAGATTATGAACTTCTTACAGATACAGGAGCACGTTGTTTTCCTGATGGTTTTCCAGTTGCAGTATATCTTAATGGAGAGTTCTATGGCATTTTCTCGTTCCAATTAAAGAAACATCGTGATAACTATCACATGGATAAATCAACCGCAGAGCACGTTCATCTTGATGGTACTATAAATTATAACATTCTTTGGAATGGTAATATAGTATGGGGTACTGGTGATAACGGATTTGAGGTGCGCAACCCTAAGAATCTCTATGCCATTGGCGGTAATAAATATGATGCAGACATCAAGCAGGAGGAGATTGCTGGTGAAGATGAAGTGAATGCTTGGATAGCAGCAGGACAACTTCCTGATGGTACTGCCATTTCTTCAAAGATTAAGAAGAACTTACAAATGACAGCCAAGGTAAAAAAGTATATTCAAGACTTCGCAAATACCATTAATATCATCAAGGATGCTGCATTTACTTATGAGGCATCAAGCAAAACAGATGAGGATTTGAAAACATTCATGGCAGTGTTTGAAAAGTACTATGATGTAGATAATCTTATTGATTATATTATAGAATCAGACCTGACTAAAAATTCAGATGGTTTCAATAAAAACTGGCAGTGGTTTACTTATGATGGTATTAAGTGGTGGGTAGGTCTTTATGATTGTGATATGTCTTTTGGTGGTCACTTCCAAGGCAACCAAATAACAAATGTTCTTAGTTCTCATCTTAATGGCTCTACTAGCATGCCTAATGGATATATAGTAAAGTATTATGCTACAGAACTTAATGCTCGCTACAAACAGCTTGCAGATTTAGGTATAGCATCTGCTGATAATATCTTCGGACTTCTTCAAGATTGGTGTATGCGTATTGGTACAGACTTCTTCAAAGAGGAATACAAGAAATGGCCTGATTCTCCATGTATTGCAGATAGTGTTGTAAGAAATGAGTATTGGGAAGCTGTTTTTGATGATAATGAAAATCCTCAGACAGATACATCCGAGACATTCGATGCCACACATACATACAACGTAGGTGATGTAGTTTCATTTGGTCTTAATGCACAGATGGGCTATTTCAAGTACAAGTGTATAAAAGCAACATCTGCTTTATCTGCAAATACTCCGCATACTGTTAGTGCTTATTCTCCAATTAGCAAATTCAAACACTGTGACAATATTTATAGAGTACAGAAATGGATTGAACAGAATACAGCCAACATGGATAAAGTATATAACTATATAAGAAACAATTAATAATAATCATATAAATATTATAAATTATGACTAAATGTTTAGTAACAAAATTGAATGGTAGTGTTTCTAACACTGAAATTCTGAGACTTGGAGAAATGAGAGTTCATTACGATAAGGTAAGTTCTCCTTCTGATAAAACACAGGGATTTAATATTAATGCAACTAATCCTGTCGTATTAGAAATTATTGGTGAAGGTTATTTTACTGATAAAACATTAACGGAAAATAAAGGAAAGACGCTGACATTAAATCCTGGCGCAAATAGTATTTGGGTAAGCAATAATGAACTGGAAGTTGCGATTTTAAACAAATATGATTTAATAGCAGTTTCTGGAACGTACACTGAAACTGGTATTGGAACAGAAAACAAAAGTTTGAACATTGAAGATTTTAAATATAGTAAATCCTTAAACTCTATTTTTCTTTCTTATACTAAGGCTAGTGGCGATATTGCTTCTTTGAAGAATCTTACTGCATTAAATTATCTACAAGCTCATAGTACTCAGGTAAGTGGCGATATTGCTTCTTTGAAGAATCTTACTGCATTAAAAATCATTAGCCTTAATAATACTCAGGTAAGTGGCGATATTGCTTCTTTGAAGAATCTTACTGCATTGACCTATTTTACTATTAGTAATACTCAGGTAAGTGGCGATATTGCTTCTTTGAAGAATCTTACTGCATTAATTTCTCTTGAATTAGTAAATGTTAAGGTAAGTGGCGATATTGGGGAATTGGCTACATTGACAAACCTGCAATCATTAAGTATTATTAATACTGCTAGTCCTGTAACAGGAAACGTAGGTAAACTTAGCACCTTGACAAAGATTAAAGAGATGATATTAAAATACGGCAAGTTTACTGGAGATATTGCAACACTTGCAGATACTTGCCGTTACATTTCATTTCAGAACAATATTGGAACAACTCTTACATGGAGTACACGTCCATCGTCAGCAAAGATTATTGCCATAGAAGGCAATGCAAAACTCGATAATGTTGATAAAATGTTGCAAGACCAAGCGCAATGTCAGGTTGGATTTGCTTCTGGTGAAGATATATATTATAAAAAGATAACTGTCACAGGAACCCGCACATCAGCATCTGATGCCGCAGTACAGACATTACAGCAGAAGGGTTATACAGTAACAATTAATCCTGCATAAAATATCATAAGTTTAACATTAAAGTAAAGAAAGGAAACAAGATATGAATAAGTTAACAAAGAAGTATAAGGTAGTACATGAGGGAACCAAGATGGTGTTCCCTCTCACAGAGGAAGGTGACAATGCTGAGGTATTTCCAGCAGTAAATGCCACCGCAGTAGAGTTTGACACATACTCAGAAGCCAAGGCTTACGTAGATGAGCATAACTTGGTGTATGAGGAGCCAAAGTATGGAGAGTAATATTCCAAGTCACGACTTTGAAAATTAAAAATAAGACAATATTATGAAGAAGAAACAATTACATGAGGCACTGGCAGTGCTTCTTACCAAACTTTCATCGGCAAGGGACAATCCCTTGCTGATGGATAACTACGTGGTGAAAGCCTTGCGTACGGTTCTTTTGAATTTCAAGGAATCGGGCGAACTTCACGAAGCATACAAGGAACAGATACAATCCACTTTGGAGAGTGACAACCCCTGGGTAGCTATGATGATGAAGTCAATTGGCGCAGATTCTACTATTAAGAAGGGTATGACCGATGAAAACATTGACGGAATGATTGATTCTATGCTGGGGGCAGAATAATACAATTTTAGTCTGAAAGTATTATTAATTACTTTATTTTTTATTCAAAATGAGAAAAATAGAAAGAATTTTTGTTCATTGTACAGCTGGCTCGCAACGTCAGAGCATCGAGGATCTTAAGGCAGAATTTCGTCTGAAGGGTTGGAAATATCCTGGTTATCATTACGTGGTTGACATCAATGGTGGCATCCATCAGCTTCTCGCCATAGAGCTGGTCAGCAACGGAGTCAAGGGCTATAACTCCTCTGCTATCAACGTTGCCTATATGGGTGGCATCGACAGCCACGGCAAGCCTATCGACAACCGCACTCCAGATCAAAAGGATGCTCTCATTTTGCTGCTTCATAGACTTAAGCAACAATTCCCGGATGCAAAGATCATGGGGCACAGAGACATTTGGGGGACAGACTGCAAGAAATGGAAGAAGTATTGTCCTTGTTTTGATGCCATGTCTGAATATAAGGATATAGAATAAAAGATGTTAGATAGATAAAAAAAGGGGAGTGTTGCTTAGCACTCCCTTTTCTTGTATATAGGCTATAATTTTCTTATTCATAAATTTGAATGTTTTATTAGTGCAAATATACGAATAATTTGCTTACAGATTGTTACTTTTGCAAAGTTTAATTATAAAAATATTGCTCAAAATAAATATTTTTGTGCAGAATTGTTTATTTTTGCAGAACTTTCCTTCTTATTAAGAATGAGGAACTAAGAACAAATAATAAACACAAAAACAAAAGGAGAAGAATTTATGAGTAAAGAGGAAGAAGATGAAGTACATCGGTTAGTTCAATCAGTCGGTGTTGTACAGTTGTCAAGAATAATGTTTAAGGACATGGACGTTAGCGAAATGATAAACGTCATTATCCTTGCAGGTAGAGGCTACAGCGTAAAGCTACTCACTTGGTTTAAGTATTATTGTGAAGTGATGCCTCTGTTTATCATGCTTTTTCATATTGCATGCATGGTAACATTTGCGTCTCATGAAAAAGAAATGTGCGTATGGTTTAAGGAGAATTGGGTATCGGCAGCATTTATCTATTTTTCAGTTTACATCCATCCGCTTGTGCTTATAATTGCGAGCAGATTCTTTTGGCTCTGCTACAGATGGCGTATTCCGATGATCATCTACCTATTTGGGATAAATGCTATTCATATTGTATACTGGAATGTTTTTACCACCAACGAAATGGTGGAATCTAATGTTGTAATACTTGTAATGACCATTATATTTTATGTATATGGTTTTGCCGATAAGTATTTCTCAGGCAAGGGCTGTCAAAGTTTAATCTCTAGATTATAATGATATGGGAAAGTTATTTGGTTATCACACCTTGGGAGTGTTATTAAAATCGTTATCGGATTCTTGTTTTCGAGCAGACGAGCAAGAGAAGAGAGGGGAGAAGGTAACTGCTTGCGGAATGAGTAGCGATGAGATAGAAGACCTTTGTGAGAACTATCTGCCGTATGCTCTCAACCCAATGATGACTGCTGGACAGGTGAAGAAGGAGGCGCATATCAGCGAATCTACCCTAAGAAGGGCTATCGCTGATGGGGAGTTGGAAAGCGTGGGGAACGCTGGGGACCATAGCCATTTCTTTAAAAAATGGGATGTTAAGGAGTTTATCAAGAAAAGACTGAAAAGAAAGAACTAAGCCCTATCGCAACACGGATAAGCGATATGAATATGGTAACATTTTTATTTGTAGAGTGTGCTATCATTATAATGTTGAGTGTTTCGTTTAATATCTTTGTTTGGTGGACAGGAGAATATAAACGCAAGAAGTGGTTGTTTGCGTGGCTAACATTTATCAATGTGATAGCGATTGCTGGAACCATCATCACTTATTTTATGGGTAAATAACAGAATAATGAAGAGAAGCTGATGAGGCTTCTCTTTTTTGATATGGGTCTATGTCACCTTAAATCATTGGAAATCAGCCACTAAAAGAATGTTTGACAGAGTTATGAAACATGTAGATATTTTGGGATAACTTTGCTGCCGTAATCGATTACATGTGTGAATAAACAAAATGTACAACTTTTATTTCTTTAGGAATTATGGCAGAAGAAGTAATTAAGACTACCTCTTGTTGCAACGATGCAATGATGGGTGGTTTGCTTGGAGCGATGGCAAATCGTGACAGCAATCCTTTGGCAATGGCGGCTATGATGCGTAACCGTGACGATGATGATATGTGGAACAATCCGTTCGCCTACATGATGATGATGGGCATGATGCGCTATATGTATGGTGCAGACTGGAACAATCGTGACAATGGCGCAGACGTGCAGCGTGCGGAGATTCAGGGTCAAATCGAGAGTTTGCGCAATCAGATGGCGGACAATCAAAACAGCAACTTGCTGATGGGTGCCATCCAGGGTAACGGCAACGACCTTAAGATGTTGGCAAGCAATCTGAACTGTGACTTCAACGCCTTGCAGAACTCTATCTGTGGCATCCAGGCTGGCATCCAGCAGCTTGGTGGTCAGGTAGGATTCTCGGCAGAGCGAGTGATCAACGCCATTTCGCAGGGTAACTTGCAGATGACAATTGCGCTGAAGGATTGCTGCTGCCAGACCCAGCAGAACATTATCCGTATGGGTTATGAGAACCAGATGGGCCAGAAGGACATCATTAACCAGATGCAGCAGGGCTTTAGCTATACCAACACAGGTATAGAAAGAGCAGCTTCGAATCTCGGTTTCCAGATGCAGCAAGACAAGTGTGACGTCATCCGTGCAGGTGAGAACAACACCCAGCGCATCATCGACACCTTGACAGGGCATTGGAGCCAGGAGCAAGCTAACGAGATTCAGGACTTGAAGTTTAAGAACTCTCAGTTGCAGCAGAACATCTACCTTGCCAATCTGATGAATGGCGGTTGCGGATGTGGCGCAGGTGTAGCAGGTGGCTATCAGTAAAAAAGTAAAGAATGAAACAGAAGCGTAGTGGTATGAACAAGATTTCTCCAGTGGGCTTGGCTACTACAGCATTGGTAGCCAACCAAGTTTCAGTCTTAGCTACTTACAATGAGAAGCTTTGCAGACCTTATTGCGTGAATGGCAGCGTGCAGCCACAGACAAGCATAACCTACAGTTATGAGCAGCCTATCCTGAATGGCACAACGGTGTTTGTGCCTATCGTGGCGACAATCTCCATCATTTCGCCTGTAATAGGCAGTAGAAACGTGATGAGAGCGCAGCCTTTGATTTACACGGAAAGATGGGTAGCAGCCTTCCAAGGGCAGACAGCACTGCCAACGGCTGTAACTATCGCCAGTGTTGGCAGAACGCAAAAGGCTAACGATGTGGTATGCGGAAAGGCTAGAGGCCTGAGCATATTTGACAGTCTAACCGTAGCATTGACTACTGCTTAGTATCATTATAGAGGGAAATGGTGGATGGTGTGTAAGCCATCGTTTCCCTCGCATTATCCATTTAAAACGATAAGATTATGATATTTAGAGACTTGAAGGCTGGATTTCCAATCTATCTATTTGATAGAGCCAGCAGAAAATTTAAACAAGGTAAGGTGACGACCAATCCATGCCCTGACTTTGAGAATGGCAAGCAGAACGTAATGTCTGCTATGCCAGGAATGCCGAATTATGGGGCAAGGAACGTGAAAGTAAACGTGCAAACTGAGGATGGCAAGCAGTCTATCTACTCGGTTGTAGATACTGAGCAAACAGCATACAGCGACACCCTTGTAATATCCTGTAGTAAGGAGAGTATCATCAACGAGGTAAACGCATTGAAGAACCAAGCCAATGACATCATCAATAAGATGCCGGACTTCAAGCAGACCGTAAAGGACTGTGATCAACTTCTCTCAGAGTTGGACACATCATTTCGTGACCAGCAGAGAACAAATCAGCGACTCGACAACATGGAAAACAAGTTGGACGAGATTTTCAAATACGTCAAATCACAAAAACAAGAATGATATGAACTTAGTAGAACTTATCACAAAATATCAGAGTGACGCCACACCGGAGCAGATGGTGAAGGTAACTAAGATCATCGGCAAGTTTGTGGCCATGCACGCAGAGGAAAATGACCTTCTGAAGTTGTATAAGGAGATTTATGGGGTTGTGGGTAATGGTCACTTCAACGACTTCTTTGCTGAGGCTCAGATCAAGAAGATGGTGTTTGAGGATGACAAGGAGGTTGAGCATCGTGCTCCTTACTATACCATGGCCAAGACGCAGGAAATCTATGAGACGGTGAAGGACGAGATCAGACCTTACAACCAATGGGATTTTGCCGTGGTTCTGAACATGATCTACTCTGACAACTATAATCTGATGAAGAAATGGTTCCCGGAGGACAGCGAAGAGCAGTTGATGGATAAAATGGTGGATCTTGCCGTAAATTGGCTGAGGGATGATGATAACCCTTATGGCCATTGTAAGGCATGGGGGTACTTCAATTACTAAATTAGTTAAGAGTGAAGAATCCAATTGCTTTTCAGACGAGTGTTTAATTTCCATAATGACCTAAGATATATAAAAGAAAACTATCAGAAGAAGAGAATGCAGGCGGAAATGGGCTTGTGTTCTCTTTTTTCGTATGAAGTTGCACAACTTATCACAGAGAACTGGGAATGATGTCTTATATTTGCATCGTTTCCATAACGGAGTGGGGACGGATAAATGAAAAAGAAAATGAATGATATTCGAGGTTACTTAATTGGGACGATATGGACTTTTCTGAGTCTGATGGTTCCCATCAGGGATTTTATGATTGCCATGATGGTATTATTTGGGCTGAACTTGTTGTTTGGCATCGTGGCTGCAGTGTTTAACGGTGAAGAATGGAGCTGGAAGAAATTCGGTATGTTCTTCGTATGCTGTGCAGTGTTCTTTGTGACGGTGGCTGCATTGTTTATTATCGGTCATTTCTTGCATTCTGATACAGAGGCTCTGTTTTGCGTGAAGTGGGTGTGTATAGCTGCAACCTATCTGTTCACGACCAACATATTGAAGAACCTGAGACGGATGTTAGTGTCAGATACGCCCTTTTATAAACTTGTGGACTATGCTTATTATGCGCTGACACTTGGATTCGTAGAGAAATTCCCGATGTTTAAGAGATACCAAGAACATAAAAACAATAAAGAAAATAATATCTCATAGCTTATGAAATCGAAACATTTAATTATCTATCTGTTCGTTTGGATAGCGTATTTCTCAATGTTGTTTCTGACGAGTTGTAAGACGAAGACTGTGACGCAGGAACATTATATTACGGACCAAACAATGAACAAAAGTTTGGATGCCTCCTGGCAGGAGCGATTTATCTCTGCTTTTGAGCAGATGGCAAATAGCAGAACTCAGGAGCATGAAACATCTGTAAAGGAAAGTACACATACAAAGGATAGTACTTCAACCACTGTAGATCAGAATGGAAAGCCTATCAAGACAGAGTCATGGCACTCTGTTGTGACCAACAGGAACACAAAAGAGGTGCTGAGGCTAAAGGATTCCATTAACATCATATCTAAGAAGGTAGATAAATATCAACTTCTTATGGTTCAAAAAGATTCGCTGATTCGGTTAAAGCAAGACTCTATCAACATTATGAGGCGAGATCTAACCAAGAATAAGCAGCGACTTGTGACTATAGGGAAGGTAAGTCTTTGTGCGTTAGTAGGTATCATCATAGCCATCACAACTGGTATTCTTGTTTGGTTATGGTATCGTAAAAAAAATATGATCAAGTATGAAGACAATAACAATTAAAATCATCAAGAAAAGCGTGATGGGAGTGGTAGAAGGACTATCTGCCACCATTGCGCAGCATAACCCGGAAGTGGACTTCCAAAGCGTATTGGCCAGTGATGCAGAAGAGGCTAAACTGGATATATACTATAGGGAGGCGATAACCGACCTAGAGAATTTTCTTGCGAGGTTTTCTTCTTCGACCACACAGAAGTTTGATTTGCAGGCTCTGGCTGATGATTTCACAATCAATATAGTGACACTTGCTTCTTGGCCGCCAAGGTTAAGTGGTTTGCTGACCAATCAGATTCAGAACTATCTTGTGCATGCAATCATTGCCGGGTGGCTGAGCGATTTTCCGGATATGGCCCATACGGACTATGCCAGTATGGGAGCGAGTGACCTTGATGCCATTAAGGAGATTTTGTTAAAGAAAGACTTTAGCTTTGCTGAGGCTGAAAGAAAAGCCGATGATACAACGAAAGAAGGCTCTTCTCCTATGGCTTCGGCAAGAAGTGGGGATGAAATAGGTAAGCAGAAGAATGCGCAGGCAACTGCCGGGCGGTCTGTAGATGCTGAGGCTAAAAGTCAGAATGAACTGGATGCTGAGGCTCGAAATGTGGACGAAGTAGATAAGGATGGCCAGAGTGAGCCGAAAGGATCTGAGCGCAATCAGGACTTCGTATCGCAGCATTTTCATCAGGATCATGTAGACTGGAGCGGAGGCAGGCCACCTTATGAATTGAGGTAGATTTATAAATCATCTAAATATTTCGAAATATGGATAGTAAACTAATTACTTTGAACTTTAGCATGGAGCAGGTATGTAATGACATATTGGCTCGATGCTATGTGTTGAGCCAGGGACTGGTGGATGATGCCCAGAAGGACATCAGAGCCACTATCGAAAGCCCTGACAGTAAAGAGACTCGCAGTATTATTAATCGTGCAGTAACGGAAGCTATCGGTAATATCAAGGTTGCAGCTCAGCGTTATCTGACCTCAGGTAGAGTGGAGGATAACAACAATCTGGAGCGACTTGTGAAGGGTACGAAGAAGTATGTGTACACCGATAACAACAACGGCACATGGACTGAGGTTGTGACCACAAGCATCATCGGCCAGGATGATGAGGAAGTGACTTCTACCGTAACCAAGGCTGGTAATGATCGGGTGGAAAGTATCTATGAGACTGTGACTCTGAAACTGGAGATTCCGAACTGGAACGTGGCTGTGACGGATGCGCTTAAGAGCAATATGCACCGGTATATGGTTGACTATACGATGAGTCAATTTTTGCAGGATCAGTATGCAGACAAGGCTGGACAGTATGGGGAGAGTGCTACAGCAGACTTCAATAATATGAAGAGCAATCTGTTAAGCCGGGATAACTATACTTTGAGACGGCCGAGTTTTACTTAATGAAACTTTTTTTTCTTCTTTCGTTTTAGGTGTGTTTATGGAAAGAGCCTTCGCTTCGGGATAACTCCTGATTTGCGAAGGCTCTTGTTTTTTGACATGGCCAGAAAGCCATGGAACGGTGGTTTTTCTGCTAGAACTTGCTGAAACGCCTGATGATTTCGAGGCGCGTATCAAAGTATTGATTAATTGATTTCATCTTCAGGTATAGGGCGATGCGGAAGAATCGATAGCTGTGAGTAGCCATGTAGCTGGACTTCATGCCGCCCAAACGACCGATGTAATGCCAATTCTGATTATCATTGCTGCCGTATAACCACATGATTGGTATGCTGCCAGACGTGAGGGAATGGATATAGCCTGTAATGGAATCAGTTACGTTATCTTCATCGAACTTAAGTGTACGAGTAACTATGATACCATGATACTCTGTTGGATCTTCGTAATCGTAACCCTTATCAAGCACCATCACGCTGCCATCCCTATATTGTATGTAGGGGTGTGGGTAGGAATTGATTGCCGTGAGCACGTTCTGTATAAGGAAAGTGCTCCAGGCATTATCCTTGATAGAATAGCAGAGTGCCACCGTATCAGCCGTAGAGGCCTTACTCAACTGTGTAACATCTAGACAGAAGATGCGAGAGTTTTTGTGATCGTAGATAACCTGACAATGCTGGAAGAACTCTATAGGCGAGGAGGTGAAATCTATGAGTTGTCGCATCTGAGCCTTGATAGTCTTGACGGATTCGCTATCCCCTTCTGTATCAATGAAGTAGTTGAGGAACTTGCCTAGGCTACCGGAAATATTGAAGCCTGGACCATCTAAGACATCGGACATAGAAACCACTTGTGACTCTGCTATGCGACTGAGGGAGCGGTTTGTTGCAAAAAGAACGGACTGGTCTAACTGAGTGATAGACTTCGGATTGCTACAAACCTCACGACTAATTGGGTGGATGCTGCTATAAGTGCCTTTGGATGAGACTTCCATCGCCCAGATACCATCGGTAGAGAATGCCATTAATGGGTACTGACCAAACTGTCCCTGTGAGAGCGCACGCGTGGTGGAGGCTATACCCTGTATAGTTCCGATACCTACGGTATTGATTCCGTTTAATGGGAAATAGAAGGCATTATCGGACTCGGAGGTGTAAATCTTGTTACTCATATCGACTACATCATCTACGGAGTAATCGTAGGATGTGACGATATAGGGTGTTATCTCTTCTGTGAAGTTGCCCATGTGCATAGCTCCATTCAACTCTTCGCATTCTTTGAGCGGAAAGGCATAGATAACATCGGCACTATCGACTGTAGTACAGAAGAATACCATCTTCTTTGCTCTGGAATCGGGATAGTACTTAACCAAATTGGCGAGCATGAATGGTTCTATGCGGTCGGTAAAATCTTCCTCTAAAACATTCTCGACATATTTAGTGCCAGATGTGGTATGAAGCTCTGTGACTATCTTCTTGATGATAAGCTGTGAATTGAAATAGCCAACTTTGCGCAAATAATTACCTTTGGGGAACATGACTTTTCGACAGAAACCAGACATCAGATGTTCTTGTACTCCAAACAGGTTGAGCCGATGGTTATAGACATAGCTACCCTTGGCAGTGAGGAAATTGTGGGTCTTGTAATCGTCCTGCATCTGCTCTTGGAGGGAAACTTGGTATACAGCTGCCTTATCTACAGGCAATTCCTTGTTATCGACCTTGGTAAGATTGTCAATTGGCAAGGAACATATCTTATAAAAGGCTGAAATGTTTTGGTCGTTCGCCTCGGAAGTATCGCCATTGCCAGCAGAGCTGAGTTGGTTATTATAATCATCGTCAGACTTCTTCGGGAAGCGAACACTGACCATTCCATAGCTTTTGCCTTTGTTGCTAGTCCAATGGTAATCTTTTACGTTTGCTCCATTTAACACATAATTAGGCTGACACATCTCCAATACGCTAATCTTGACACTCGTATCGACATTGGTGACAGGAGGCGTGATGAAAATATCAATAGACTTGATAATATCTTTCCATCGCTTCAACTCGTCAATATCTCCTTGGAGCGCATAGGACAATGCTACATTGTGAGGGAGATACATGAAGGTACATTTGGAAATGCTAGCTTCGATAACGTTGCCCTTGGCATCTTTTCTATTGACGGTTAAAGAATCTTCCCAACCTACTTCCGCACCAGTAACGATAAGGTTATTGTAGTTTTCGCTAGGGAAGCTAATGTTAGCAGAATAAACGGAATAGCTGTTTGGCACCTGAATGGGGATAAAAACAGGCGAGGAGTGCATAATCATGCTGCCATCGAACATGCGATAGCAATAGCGGATGAAGAAGGATGCGTAAAAACGCCCTTGCTTGGCGATAAGATTATTTGTGCGGTTGAGTAGGGCGTAGATGCTCTGGGTAATATCGGACTGCTTATCATCCTTGATATTGGCTACTTGGTCGCCCGAGGTGAAGGAATTGCCATTAACCTTGTTGATCACATCGCCACAGCTATAGGTGGTCTGCTGGAAAGCATCATAGAAGCCTTCTTTGCTACCCTTGGTATTAATTCCACCAAGTTCGTAATCTTCTGGCTTATTACTTGGGTCGAAGAAAAAGCTAAGTTCTAGGAATGGTGGCTTCTGACCCTTATAGCTGTAATCGGACGAGGACTGTCCGTTGCTCTCCCACATGGCATAGTGGATGCCATCGGTAGCCACGATGATGAGGGTGTTGCCGATGGAGTTGATAGAGATCACGGTGGATTCGTAGTCGAAGGACTTGATAGGGGTGGACGAGCCTAACGTGCCATCCTGCATGAACCAATAAATGGAGGATGAGGCTATGGCTATGAGGTGGTGATAATTACCTGTTTCGTGAACATACAATATCTTAGCCACCTCACCATTAACGGTGAGGGGCTGAGAGAGAGGTGTTCCTGTGACAATAGAAGGGCGCAATGCGCCATCATGCAGCTCTAGATTGCCGCAGAGGGATAGCGCACCGTTTTCTACTGCCATTTCATCAGGAGTTAGGCTGAGACCTTTGTATCTAATTGATTGTTGCATATTTCTTAATGTTTATTATTTTATTAACGACAATGCTCGCTGTCGGCCCTATTGACGATTGCTAAGGCTGGACAACTGACGCCATTTACATTGAGATTGATGGTTTCATTAGCCGTAACCAGTTCTATCTGCTTAGTACCAGTCGGGATATTCGGTATATAGCTAAGCAAGAAACTGACGGTAGAAACATTACTGGCATGGAGCTGCCCCTTACGGCCAGACAGTTTGATGCATACTACTTCTTTAGCTTCTATATCCGGTGTAGTCTTAATGACATACATCTGCTTACTTTCTGTATGGAAGCAGAAACAAATCTTATCACCCGGATGGAGATCCAGCAGTTTGCAAGGACTAGACCTTAGAGTGATACGCCCATTCAGATAAAGGGCAAGTCCTCGCTTCTGAACGCGAGGACGATTGAGAATAATGACATCATTTGTTTGCTTCATAATCTGTAGGTTTGTGGAGCCAGAAACGGAAATAATCGTTTTCGGCATCCTGGTTGCGTACTTTGACGTATTCTCTGGTAACATAGAAATGCTTCTTGCTAAGAGTAGGGTTGAGGCCGTAATCATTTAACATCATTGCTGGCTCTACTCTGCCATCGAAGGATATTTCATACCAGTAGCGATGGAGAAAGAACCATGGACGAAGACGAACCTCCTGAATGGTGGTGTAATTACTCTTGTCTGCCCGGCACGGTACGATGCTCCAGCTACCATCCTGCCAATGCTCTGTGGTCACTTCTCCACCTGGTGCCATTTCATGTTTCTTGATGATGGACTTCTGAATCTTAACGATCAGGCAAACATCAGCCGTGAAAACTTTAGCCATTTTTCCATGGCAGAGCATGACGAAGCGGCCTTTCTTATCAGGAAGTAGGCTACGCTGTTTGCCCGGCTTATTGATGACACAGACGGTGGAGAGGAACTTATGTCGAGCCATTGAGAGAAAATCGGGCAGTTTCGCCTTGGCATGCATGCGGTCGATGACCTTCTGAACCTTTTTGAAGTTTTTCTCTGCCTGAGTCTCGTGAATAGTGACCGGAGATTGAGGTAACTGATCTTTTCCCTTTTGCTCACGAATCTTCTTAACGTTTTCACGAACCTGCTTCTTAGAAGGTATTTCCAGAAGATGACCCGTTTTCTTATCAAGTCTGTATCTTGTTTTTTGCTTTTCCATAATAATGAGTTGTCTTTAAATGTTGCCCTCGTTGAGGCAAATGATTTCGAAATGATGATTCTCGCAGATGTCGTTGCCGTTGGCCATACGATGATTGAAGGAGCAAGGGATATGCTTGTTGTACAGATCACACTGAAGGCAATTATCAGGAACATCTTTCTGTTCTTTGCCGATACCTTCGGTATCTATAATTATACACAGCTCATTAGGTACTGCTCTCACGACACGACCGAAATGGTCATAGAGTTGACCGGGAACGATACAGGTTGCCTCACGGAGGGATGGGAGATTGTAACCCATCTTACGGATAAACCAGAGGCGTAGGTAAATGATTAAACGTTTCAACTTTTTCATATATGATTGATGTTATATATTAATAATGTGGGTAAAGATACGAGAAAAATGAGGATAAAAAGTGATAACTTGCGCAACTTAGCTTGTTGAGAACCAAATTGCGCAAGAATTGTCAGTGATTACTCGGTTTTACCGTCCTTCTCTTTCTGCTTGTTATCAGTAGAAGGCTCATGCTCGAAGACATCAAAAATCTTGGTCTCGCTGAGGCTCTTCAACTCATAGTCTATCATGGTCTTGCCCATGACCTCATCTACATAACGCTTGGCACGCTCAATGCACTTGGCTTGGATAAGGTAGTTGACATAGGTACGCTTCTCCTTATCCTTCTTTTCATCAATGGTGATGAAAGCCAAACGAGCCTTGAACCAAAGATCATCGTCAAAAACATCTGAGAAGAAAATCTCATTGTAGTTGGCTGGGTTGATGTTGGCAACCTTAAACTCGTCTGAGACATAGACGGACATGTTATCGATGATGCTAGCTTCTGCCTCGGTGAAGGAGAGGGCATCAACAACATACAGCTCGTTTACAATTTTGTCGCTACCATCCTCCTGGGTCTTCTCATAGCGCACCTTGCACTCAAACCATGTGCTTGTACGAGAACGGAGGGAAGAACCGTTACCTGTGCCAATGAAGGACTCCTTTGGCTGGTTCTGAGACTTGGCTTGTGTCTTAGCCTCTTCCTGAGGCTTGTTTTCTTTTTTGTTCATAATCTTAAGAATTTAAATTGTTATTAATAATTTTGTCTACCTCTTCCTGAGATAGTTGTTTTCCGTCTTTGCCAAGATATTCCTTGCAGATGAAATACATGGTGCCAGGAGGGTCGGGATGGCGGTGGTGGAAATTCAACTCTATATTGGCAAGCTGCTCATCCGAGGAATTAAAGATAGAACGAGCCTGATGTGCTCTTGGCATACGTTCCATGACGTGGTACTGGATGATGTAGCCATCTTTCTTTATCTGCTCGTCTTTGAGAATAATGAGCATCTTATCTATCTTAGCTTCTTTCTCCTTGATGGTCTTGAAGAGGGAGTTGACCAGCTCCTTGTCGGGCTGTGGCTTCTTCTTCTCTTGGAAATATTGGATGGTTGAGGCTCTAAGTTCTGCCACCAGAAGGAAAAATCTTCCGTTGTCGTTCTGAGGGACATCATTTCCGTCTGCCTTCATGATGATGCCATCGACACGCTTTTCAAGTTCGATGGACTGGCGCAGTATCTTCTTATCGCGGTGTGCCCAATATTCCTTTTCCGTGGTTCGCATAGCTGAAACCAGCTTGCGAAAGGATAATACTGATTCTTCACTCATATCTTATATGATACCTAAAGTTTGTTTGACTTTTCTGATGCGTTTCTGCTCCTTGGGGAGGAGGTTACCTTTTTCGTCTATTCGGCAGAGGAGTCTGAGATTTGGCTTAATGGTTATCCACTTATGAAGACCATCATGCTCACGTTTTATCTGTCGAAGTTGGGCTTCTTGCAGTCTTTCGTGCAAATGCTGCTCATGGCGAAGTTTACTGATTTCGTTCTGTATTCTGTCCATTGGCAAATTCTTCTTCTGAAGGGCATTTAATGTATAATAAATCCCATTGGTCTCTACCTACAAATTCAAGAGCTTTTTCTACATCTTCGACACTAACAAAATCTTTGTCCGTTTTGTTTGGCATGTTGCTAATAAATGTATAGCCTCTAGCATATGAATGTATATATTCCTTGAAATGCTTCTTCTCTTCTGGGGAGAGGTATGAAGGACGACTGACAAGACGTTCCTCAAAGAACTCAAATGCTCTTGCATTATCATCATTAATTTTCTTTGCGCTTGATTTGAATGCACGAATAGCTTCATCCATTTCCTTTGAAGACTTATCTTTCTTCAAAATGAAATCTTCAAGTTCCATCTTGATCATTGATATAGCTTCTTCCGTATCTTTCAAACGAGATATTTTTTTGTTGACAGTATCGGAAGCAGAAGCTAATACATTTAGAGATCTCTCTAGATTGGCATCATTTTTCTTGATAGCCTCTCTGTATGAGATAAGTTCATCACGCTGCTCTTGAATAATTCGCATCATACGCTTGTTTCTGTCATCGAAGCGAACCTTGAAGTTCTTGTCTCTTAGCGTGCAAGAGACGATGCCAAGCGTGATAATAAAGACCACGCTGAGGCAAATAATTAATGTTATTGTTACATACATAATTATATTTTTTTATTGTTCTCACTTATTTCTTGTCTGGAAAATCCCCTCTGGAAAATCCCCCAACAATACAATACGAGTTTTTAAAACATTGTAGTAATGTCTCATTGCATGATATTGAGAAAGCATTAATGCTGTCTGAACAGTTCCGCATTTTTCAACGATCTTGTCGTAATCATTCTCATCCAAGAAAGCATCGAGTTTATTAAAACGTTCTTTCAACTCCTTGAACTCAATAATGAGGCGGTCCTTGAAGTCTTCTGCTACCTGGTATGACTTTTCGAACACATCCTTAGGGGACCATGAATCGTAGGTACTGCCATCTGGGTTAGTGTACTGGACGTGATAGCCAGATCTCCACTCATGATTATCCTCGTTTTTACGAGCAAAACCTTTAGCCACTGCGGTTGCTTCATCCATAGGTGCAGCCATAACCTCTTTTGTACCGATGTACTTTTTCAATTTTGTTGTTTCCATAATTGTATTTTTTATTGTTCACACTTTTGAATTATCTGTGCTAGAATGCTTTCTACGCCCTTTGGCTTGAAGAAGCGATTGGCATAGAGGAGAGACAGGGCTTCTTTAGCACTCTGGTTGATAGATGGCAAATGACCTGCTTGATTCTTGTAACTTTTATAATCCGCTTCTAATTGTCGCTTGTACGCCTTGCCCTTGTCTAGATAGTCTGCTTCAAGTGCTTTTTCCTTCTCCTTATATTCAGAAATGAGAGCTGCTTCTTTTTTGGCATACTCATCATTGAGAGACTTTTCCTTGTCATCCAACTTTTTCTCTTTTTCTTTATATTTCTGAACAGAGGATTCGTAACTTTCACGTGAAGCGTCTCGCTGCTTGATGCTACGGTTTATCTCGTCCTTCATTTTATCTTCAACCTTCAAGCGCACATCTTCAAAGCCAAGGTAAGACTCAAAGGTCTCAACTGTTCTTCTTGGCTTATCGTCTCGTGAATAAAGATGATCTGTTTGACTACCATCAATTCTGTCAAACACGGATCTCTCATACTCTACTTGCACTTCCTTGCGGATGATGACTCTGGAACCGTCTTTGAGGGACGCAATGGTCTTATCCTTCTCTTTGACGGTCTCTTCTAATTCCTTTACTCGATTCTTCAAGGTTTCGAACTCTGAATAATCTACATTTACTACAGCCATAATTGGTATGATTTGAATTTAACTTTTATATATTTCAGCATTCTCTATTGGGATGTCGTACCACGGAAGGGAATAATTTTCATCTTCCATTTCTTCTGGCAATTGACAGCGATAATAGCTACCAAAGAAATTTTGCCAGACTTTATCCACCTCCAAAATCGTACCTGCTGGAAGCTCAGGCTTCGGCTTAAACCATGGGCGTGGATATTTGGTCGTTTCGTGAACATCCTGAGCGCACTTCGTTGGTTTGATTAATTTTATCTTCATTGCTTTAATTCTTTTCGTTACTCATTTTTATTGCTTTTCTTGCCAGTTTTCCTAAAGTCGAAGAACTATCTTCTGGAAAGCGTTCTTTGAACTTTGCTCTTACTGCATAGAATATTTCGCTTTTTCTTTTTGCTTCTCTGTATTTGTCTTGTATAGAAGACAGTTGGCTGATAGCCTCTCCAGCTTCAATGGTAAAGCTATCATCAGAGCTTGCTTCAATCTCTGTTGCAATTTGAGACCAAGCAAAACTTATAGCATCGTATTCTGATTCTGTTAAGTATATATTCATTGCTCTAATTCTTGTTTAATAATTCTCAACTGTGATAAAACATGCTCTGCATTGATAAACTTGGAGTCAGAAACAGTTAACACGGATTCTATCTCAAGGATGAGCATATCAACTCTTAATTTGACTTTAAACTCTTTCTCTTTCATACGTTTTGAGCTTGCTTTTAAGATTTATAATTTTATGTCTTGCTCTTGCTTTGTCATAACTTTGCAGCCAAGATGCTTATTAAAATACTTTAAGTCCTTTCCGTTAATTTCTCTATCTGCAACAAATCGGTTATGCTGCAAAATACGAGACGATGCTATAGTTCTGGAACCTGCGATCTGCGCTGCAGACAGACTTCCATGGTATTCTTCCAATGTTTTGTCTATCTCATAACCAACAAAGTTTCTACCACAGTTTAATGCGGCTTGCATTGTCGTTCCAAGACCAAGGAATGGGTCGAGCACCGTGTCTCCCTTGCACGAATACATGTTGATAAGACGGTAAGGTATTTCGTAAGGGAAGGCTGCGCTTCTTGTTCGAGATTTTCCGTTAGCCATCTTCTGCTTTACACCCTTCACATTCCAGGTGTCAGAGAACCACGTATTTCTCTCTTCCCAGAAGAATGTGCTTTGTCTTCGATTCTTCTTTTCCTCCTCGGTCTTAAACTTTCGCTTTTTACCCTTTCTGAATATTAGTATATATTCGTGTTCGAGGGTGACATAAGCACCACAGGGAAGCATACCACTTCCCATGAACTTATTTGGGGCATTGGTTTGTTTTCTCCAAATGACGCATGGAAGTTCCGTAAAACCAAGGCTTCTGCAAAATTGCGATATTTTCGCATGATTATTGAACAGTTGGAAGTTTCCATTGATAGTTCTTGTAGCATCTCCTATATTGATACAAAGGAAACCTCCTTCTGAAAGAACCCTGTAACACTCCCTCCATATATTGTTGAGTATTCCATGCATTAAATCGAAAGATACGGATGGATTATCTGCAAGGTTGCACGCAATGGCTTTATTTTGCATTGCAAATATATCGTCCCACATTTCAACCATCGGATATGGAGGCGATGTTACTACAATATTGATGCTTTCATCTGCTAACTCTTCCATATTGCATGCCGACTTATAATAGATATTTCTTTTCATACGCTACACCTCCATTTCTGAGTTGATTTTCAATCCGTAAAGAAGGTGTTGAAGTTCGTGAATAAAATGAAATTCAAAAAGTCGCACTCCAAATAGATAGGCTGCATAAGTAGTATCATCTAAAAGTCTAAATACCTTAATATATCCTTTTTTGTAAATCCATGTTGCATCATCAAGTTCCCACCCATTCTTCGATAGAATCTCTGGAGTTAGAGGGATGGGAACAATATCCTTCACCCATGCACCACTATCACAAAATAGGAATCCATCATCTTTAATGGTTTTTCCTTTTAAGTTGGAAAGAGTGACGGAACCTTTCAGTTCAGTGAAAGTATCTCCATATTCCACTTTTGCATATTTATCAGCATTACTTTCTGTGACTTGATAAACAATTCCCTTTTTTGTTCCGATAGGAATGCCGTTGGTCATAACCAAATCACCTGGTATATAAATTGTCTTTTCCATTTCTTAATATTCTTACATTGTTTTATTTTTTTGAGGGACCAGCGATGGAATCGCTGGGAACTGGGGCTTTTACCAAGTCTTTCTTGTTTTCAAAATAATCAAACGTTTATTGCGCTTAACTAAATTTTCTAACTTTTTCATATCTGATAAATACTTATCCACAGTCTTCATTGTTCTTTTCATACGCTACTTATTCACTTTGACTAAATTATTGAGTTTGTTATAAGCCTCATAGTCTTCCTTGCTAATTTCAAGGTAATTGTCGAACTGGATAGTGGCAGGATCAGCTATCTCTGAATATCCTTCACTAATCACCTTGAAAGCCTCCATAAGAGGGAACAATGCTGAGCCATCATCCTTCATGATGGTAAAGACAACCTTACACCATGTGTTGGCTATGTCTTTGCGCATGAATGATGCGGCTACATAAAAATATCTTTTCTTCATATTGCTTCTTGTTTTAATTGTTTGTCTATTGCTTCCTGAGCAAGGATTTGCTGCCAGTTGGCTTCATGATAATTTCTTGCCTCTTGCTTCTCTGTTAGTTGTGGGTCGTAGCCACCGAAGCATAAGGCGTCAAATTTCTCATACTCCTTCATCGTATGTGGAGGCTTGGAGCCAGGAGTGGCTGGAATGTAATCCTTGGCAAACTCCTTAGGCAGGAGGTTTATTATAGTTGAGGCTACTGGGTCGAGGACTTCGTATTTGAAAATACGGCTCTTTCCTTTTGTAGAAGTGTTATATACTGGTTGTGCCCAACAGATGTTACCCCTGTAGTGTGATATGAGACCAGAGAAATAATAGGGCTTCCATATCCTCTTATCCTTGTATGCACAGCAGATGCCTGTAGGAGATCCATTATAAGCACTATCAGACTTCCAGCAATGGTTGTAGCCGAGGTCGCTGATGTGGCTATGTACACAGAACTTGCACATCCTCATTTTCTCCTGATCAGCAACCGATGGTGTTGACTGCATCAGGTTTTGTTTGATGTAATTGCCCATAGATGTATGTTTTTAAAGTTCTGTCTCTTCGTGATGTTCGATAGGGTTACGCTGCCAGCCTTTGCATGCTGGCTCCCAGAAGAAATGGTGGTTGGAGAAGCGAGAGCATTGGCCAAGACGCTTGGACTCTTTTCTGAGGGTGAAGAAAACACAGTCCTGACAGTGTTTCTTGTTGCTTCTTGTGATCAACCACAGATAGAGGACTGCTATTGAACTGATGAGAAGCATGAAGAGGATGAATGATAGTTCTGTTTGCATAGTTACTTCTTGCTTTTGATGATTTTATTTAATAACTTCTTGTTTGCCTCGGTTGCCGGATCTGAGTGATAGACTACGCTGACATCCTGACGAGCCGAGAGTGGGACGTGGCGCATGTAGTCATCGACTTGCTGCTTCACTTCCTCTAATGAGCGGCAGAGGACGTATTTATAGCCTGCTGCTTCCCAGAAGGCCTGGAACTCCTTCTGATGGGCTGTCTGCTGATTGGTGTGGCCATACTTCAATTCTATGCCCAGGGCGTGATAGAATGCCTTGTGTGGGCTGAGATCTCCGATGTTCTCTTCATATCTGATGGATGGGAGAGCCAGAATGAGATCTGGAACGCCTGGTACTACTCCTGCTGCTGCGTTGATGGCTATCTTCTTGCCACTTGTTGCACCGTCTGCCTCGTTCTTGGGATGGAAGAGGAGGGTGGAGAATGACGGGTACTGGAGGCGAAACCATCGTACACAGGCTATCTGCAGCTGACCTTCTCGCTGAACCTTCTTCTGCTGAGGCTTCTGCGTGTATTCTGGATAATTGCCGTTGAGGCGGTCGATTAATTCTTGTCTGTCCATAATCGTATGAATTAAATTGTTTGTTACTTGTATCTTAGTCGCTGAGGAGAGACTGGAGATAATTCTGAGTCTGATCATCCAAGTCGGCCAGTGACTGTTCTTCTTCTGCCACCGATGGATTCCAGACGATGCCCAGTTTGGCTAGAGTGCCATTCTTGTAGGCATCTTTCACCATCTTTGCCATCGAGCCATTCGGGTTCTTCTTGGCGGCTTCTATCCAGCTTAGATACTTCTGCCGTAGGGCTTCGGTCTGTTCTTTCTCCTCAGCCTTTTTGCGCTCTTCTTTCATTCTGAGGCGAGCTTCTATTTCCTCGTTGGTCTCCTGGCGTTGAGGCTGTGGAGGAGAAGGTGGTGGAGAACTTGAATGCTGAGGCTTCTTCCCGGCTGAGGCTACAACTGTAGGATTGTCGAAGGTTCCTTCCATCAGAGACTCGTAGTTCTTCGGATTGAAGAGCCAGTTGAAGGAGATATAGCATCCACCATCCTTGCGCCCTGAGAGAAGATCGGAGTTGAGAGCCTTGCGAAGCATCGGTTCTATATCCTCGAAGGAATAGTCTGAGATAAACTTTGCCACCATCTTCTTGCGGTCCGGAGTCATCTTTGAGATTGGCTTGACCTGCGTTCCAAGAAAGAGGCGATTGAAGAGTCTTAGCACTTCCGAGAACTGAACTTCCGGATCCAACGACTTTTTTTCTTTTTCTTTTTTTTGTGTGTGGGTGTGGGCTTTCTCCTTTCTTTGTTTGTTTTCTTTTATAGGGGGTTCGGGGGAAATGTTTTCTTTTATTTGTTTCTTTCCTCTTACTTCTGTGCCCTTACCCTTGCCCTTGTCTGTGCCCTCAACTTCGGCAGAATCTTCGGATTCACCTTTATTTAAAGGGGTTTCGGGATTGTTAATCTGTGCCCTATACTGTGCCTTTTGGTGTGTCCCTTGTTTAGGGTGTGCCCTGGAGCGTGCCCTATCTTTGCCCTTAATCGTGCCCCTATCTGTGCCCTTGTTATCTTGAAGATACGCTGCACAATCTTGTGTATCAGTAACTTGCGAAGTTAAAATCTGTGCCCCTGATTGTGCCCCTATCTGTGCCCTAAAGAGTGCCCCATTCTGTGCCCCAAGTGGGTTTTGATAGGGCAGTATGCAGTGGGAGAGGGGATGCGAACTGTTAACATACACTATTGTTGAGGCTTTAGGGGAGCTGCATTTTGTGATGATTCGCTCCTGTATGAGAACATCGATGGCACAGCGGATAGACTTGACCGAGGTATGGAGCCGATCTGCGAGCATACGTAAGGAGAGCGTAGCAGCGGAAGCCTCGTTGTGAGCGGAGGAGAGGAGCACATGGATGAGCACCTGAACGACCACAGGACGATGGAAGTAACGCCACTGCAACAGCTCTGGAGTAAATATGTAGCCATCTGTTTTCATTTATTCTTCTTTTATTTGGAATATAGAATTTACTATCTTATTTCTTTTCTTCTGCCTCAATAGCCCGGAATATCTCGTAAGCCACTTGTGGGACCCAGGCATTTCCGTAAGCCTTTATGGATTCTTGTCGCCACTTGGGGAAAGAAATGGTAAGGCTGTCCAGAGCAAAGGGAATCCCATCATTTCCTCTACAAACAGGGGATTGAGTTGGGAAGTCTTTCCAGAAGTCTTCTTTCGGGAAGTTGGAGAAGGTAACATCCCATTCACTGCCAATGCCGTAAGACTTTGTCCCATCTGTGAATTTGGGTTGAACGTCTTTGTGAACTTTGTTGCTTCTATGGCGCAAGGAGTCGGCAAGAGTCCTTGTTTTGCGGCAAGGGCCAGTGTTGGACGTTCTGCAGCACCGGGAGAAGGACTTCTGTTTATTCTTCCACTTCCTTTGTCTAGTGCTGTTGGCGTTGGAAGAAGATCTAGAGGAAAGAACTCTGTCTTCCCTTTTCTGTTGCAGCGTTTCAGACCCTGCGTCTGTACGGTGGGCAACAATCCAGATGCGTTCTCTTCTGTGTGGGGCTCCGACACTGCAAGCTGGAATATTAAGCGGTTGGACGGAATATCCTGCTGCTTCAAGTTCCTTGCAGATTTTTTCGAGTGTGAACCTGCTTTCCTCTCTGTATATGTAATTCTCTTCGAAGAGATCGTCTGTGCGTCCCACTTTAATCTCTTGGCCGGGCTCCACCATAGTTCGGATTCCAGCAACGTTTTCACTAACGATCCAAGTGGGCTTAATTTCCCGAATCGCTCGTAGCATCTGTGGCCAGAGATAGCGGTTATCGTCTGCTCCCTTTCTTCTTCCGGCAACGCTAAAAGGCTGGCATGGAAATCCTCCGGTGAGAACATCGACTTTTCCCTGCCACTGATGGAAGTCTGTTTTGGTAATGTCTTCATAACTTTCTGAATTTGGGAACCAGTATTGGAGCACCTTGCGAGGGAACTCTTGTATCTCGCAATGGAAGAGGTTCTGCCATCCCATCATGGATGCCGCGACCTCAGCACCACCGATTCCGCTGAATAAACTAGCGTGATTCATATTGCTTACTTTTGTTTCTGTTGTGTTCCAGGAGCCACTGTAGGTGAGCAGCCTTAGAAGGATCACGGAACAGGGATTTTGCTTTATCTATATCTGGATTCAGCATTATCTTCTTTTCTTTCTTTGCTGCTGCTCTTTTCTTCTGATAGTATCTACGCTGGTACTCCTTCACCTTTTCGGGGTGATTCTGTCTCCAGCTCTTAGATTTTTCCAGCAATTTTTCTTTGTTGCGCTGATAGTATCTCTGATAATATCCAGTGCCGTTGGCTCGTTCCTTGGCTGCATTTTCCCGATATAGCTTTTGCTTTTCGGGATGATCCTTGATGTATTTGCGTGAATAGGCGAGCATTTTATCACGATGCTTAAGATAGTATTCTCGCTGCCGTGCTATGCTGTCTGACTTTGCTTTTTCTGATTCCATGATGATTGAAATTATATAAAAACCACATTTCTGTTTACCTAAAATTGGCCAGCGGTGAATGCCATTTTCTCATTACCTTCGTATTTAATGCATTGGACAAAGTCACCTACCCGACCGGTAGACAATAGCAAAGCGTTGTACCTGTATGGGGAATCACCGATACGTGTTTGTACAAAGATTGCTGGTCTCCATTTATGTTCATCTTGGTTACGCACAAGAACCTTATCGAAGGTCTTGAATGATGGATGCTCCTTGCTTTCCTTCCAAAGAGTGAAAGCATTTTGAAACAAGATGACTTCTTCATCAGTCGCTTCTCGCAGTTCCTTGTTTGTACTTATGCGAAGGTCAAATGCCTGATCGGTAACGAAGTTCTCGGTCTCAATCTCATACTGATTTCCGAATGTCAATGTGTCTTGACTCTCGTTCTTTGCGATGAGTTTGCCTATGATGGTCAACACTCCATCCTCGTCTTCTTCGTTGAAGACGTAAAGGTTGCCAAGTTCGAAACATGGCATCGTCTGTTTGTTGTTCTGTTCCATATTATTTAGTTTAAATAGTTATTCACATGGAAGTTTCTCCTGATGCTCCACGTATCTTTTGTGCTTAAGGCAAAACTTGCCATTGATGCAGTTACGCCCATCATGGCAGAGGAGGCACTTGCGAGCTGCATAGGTGCTCTTACTTCTGGAATCGCTCATAATAGTAAGTTACTATCTGATGCTCGGTAGGCTGAAAGCCATTACGAGTGGTAAGAGTATCTACTATCTCATCATAGGTACTCTGAGGCATCTGTAAAATGAGATTCTCATCATGATAGCCCTGAGAGAGTTTACTGAGGTAGAGCCATCCAAGGACTAGCCAGATGGCAATGCAGAAGATGGTCTTAATTGTTTTCATAACTTTATCTTATTTGGGACACAGATAGTCTTGAACTTGGCAGGCACAGGCTTCCAGCTCTGAGATTTTGTATTCGTGTCGAGTAATTTTGCCATTTCTGCCTCTTGCGAAGTCTTTCACCTTTCCTTCACGTTTCCATCGCTCTACGTTTTTTCTTCCGTAGATGTCGTATGCCTTTGCTTGTGTGAGGAACGGACGTTTACCCACAGCCTTGCAGACTTCTTCTTTCACAACGTTGCGTATGGCTGACAGGAATGTATCAAAGGATAGCATCTTATCTGCAAACTGGATTTGTACTACTTCGTTCATGAGACTATTGTTTTTATTTTGTTCTTGTAACTGTGATGATCTCTTTCTCCCGGTTGATTTTGGTTCTGAACTTACGACAGTAAATTACACCTAATTCCGAGCAGGTTGTCTTGATCGTTCTCATTCTCTGGATAGGGAAACTGATTGATTTACCCAACTCCAGTTCTCTGATCTGAGGTCTGAGTGGTACTTTTTCTTCTGACATATTGCTTGATTTTAATTATTATTTTATTAGTTGGAAATCGTAAACGAAAACGAGAGGATTACTGTCCCAGTTGAGGTGGAGCTTGCTGCTAAGCATCTTGTATGCTTCGATAGGAGTTTCGTACCACCATTTCTTACGTTTGCTATCGTTAGTGGCATCGTATGAATAGCTATCATGATACCAAACCATGTGACTACAGTAGATTCCTTCCTTCATGCAGTCATCGGTACTGATGTCCTGTAGTCGTTCTACTCGAATGTTCGTGATGCGGATGCGGTGCGGCATGAGGTCTGCCTTAACGAACATTTTGTTGTAGCAACCTTTCTCGTATTTAATACACTCTAATGGCATCCCATGAATGCCACAAAGTCGGTAGAACTCATCATTGTCTGCAAGGTCTATGTATCTTTGCGCAATAGCTACATTTTCTCCAACCTTGTATGGTGAATGTTTCAAGGCGTAATCAAGCATTTCTTTCAGTTTTTCACCCTCTGCTTTATAAAGTCGGTCTTTACAAGATCTCTTCCAAGCAGCAATAGTTTCTTTTGCCCAACCTTCGTACGTGTACAAACGCTCGAATAGCATTGTAGGATTCAGAATACGTCTTGTCTGAGTTTTGCGACCTTCCAGAACAGCTTGGGTGAGACCGTACTGGTCATTGAACATTATCTTTTTCATTTTGTGCCTCCTTCCTCTATGGTAGGAACTAAGTCCTTGATGTAAGCCCAGTAAGCGAAGCGGAATTTTTTGCGGATGATTCCGTTCCATTTCTTCTTATCGCTTATGTTGAGAGCATCATAAAACGTATGTATGCATGATTGTTCCAAGTTGATGAGTACTGGATGAGTGAAGTTTTTGGAAACACCGATGATAAAGGTGTGCAGATCTTCTGGAACTTCCTTTGCTTCGTGCCAAGATTGGCTGAGGCTGATGTATTCCACATCTTTATCCAAATTCTTTGGATATTCATGCCCTTCCCAATATTCTTCATAGGAATGTCCATTTGCATATACTAGGCCTCCTAACCGATTTAAATGATATGGAAAAACCCATAACCTTTTAGGCGCATCAGGAACTTTTTTATCTTCATTCTTCATTTTTCTTCAAATTTATTTGGTACTTATGTATTTATTTACTAACTTTATGGTGCAAAAGTACAATAAACTTTTGAAAAATGTATAGTTTGGTGGGCGTTATTAGTATATATTAACCCACTTTGTTGAACATTTAAAGGATTTTAATATGAATGTGCAAAGAATAATGGACATTATAACGTCCAATAAACTTAGCAAAATTGATATTGCTTCTAGGATGAAGGTTAGTCGAACAACGTTGGATAACCTTCTGAATGGTGCTGATGTGAAGGTTAGTACAGTTGAAAACCTTGCTGAAGTCCTTGGTGTAGATGTCGCTGAATTTTTTTGTTCAGAGAAGAAAGCGCCTTCTTTGTCCAATAAAAGTGTAGTAGATATGAATGAATTGGAACGAGAAGTAATAGCTCTAAGAGCGGAAAATAAGGTGCTGAGGGAGATTCAGGGTCTTTCGGCTAGAAGCCAGGTACATGTAGGATAATTAAAATGAGAAAGAAATGAAGAATTTTATAAATTGCTATTCTAATGGCAATGTAACAGTTTTAGGTATTACAATAGGTGACGATTTTCAGCACGTAATGGAAATCGCTTCTTTATATGATGGCAAAACTGATATGATTGAAATTATTATCCCTAGTTACAAGATAAATGCTAATCTGTATGTTTCAATATTATATAAATTCGACAATAATAAATGTGTTGATATAACAATTGAAAGTTGCACAGACAGAACTGCAAATGTATGGGATGCAGTAAATGTATTAATGGGGATGCTGGATTCCAATTTGTTTGTTATTAACAATTCTTCATCGAATCATGATGCAATAAAATATGGATATTTGAACCCTTTGTTGAGTATATCTATTTTTACCCACTTCAATCCCGATTTTCGGAAAATGACTGCAGTTATGCATATAACTAGTAGGTATTGGGAGTGCTTCGGTAATAAATTGAACTCTAAAAGTGTTATGAATAGAATTTTTCATCTTTATAAAATTGATACACATTCTGAGCAAAATTGGCTCAAATATTACTATATGGTATTAAGTATGATCGTAGCTTCTGTATTTATATATTGTTGCTGCATCTTTTTGTTGAATAATAAAACTATCATGGATAGTAACATAAGATATACTTTACAGGATAGGTATGTTCTAGACAATGAGACAGGTAAGGTTTATTTTATTAGCACATCCTTTCCTCCAAAGAAAGTATTTGATGCTTCACTTTTAAAATAGGCTGGTGTGGTAAATGATATATAGTTAAATTTCAAATGAATTAAGATATGAAGAAGATTTTATTTGCTCTTTCAATGTTTCTTTTGAGTGTTCCGGCAATGGCACAGAAAACATTTGAGAAGTATACTGTTGGCTATGAATCAGGTAACAAAGGTATACAGGTTGATGGTGACGATGGTGTAATAGTTGTTGTCTCTAAAAAAGATGATAGGAAGATAACCAAACATCAGGAATTTTATGTTTCGATTATTAACCAGAGTCAGAATAGATTTAACTTTGACCCATCAAAAATACAAGTTGAGGCTATAAACAAGAATAAGACTGAGTCTTGCGAAGTGTACACTTGTGATGAATGGGTGAAGAAAGAAAAGACCAGGATTCTTTTATGGGGTCCAAATAATGTAGAGGAGCAGTCTGTAAGCACTAATGTCAAAGGAGCTGATGGTAAGACTACAACCATCGAAACTAAGGCACAGATTGTAACTAACGCTAATGATGAGGCTAGGGCACAAGCAGAGGCAAGTATCAATAGCAGATACTTCAAGCGTGTAACTATTAATGCAGGTCAAATGCGTTATGGTATGGTTGTAGCTAAGAATCCAAAGGCTCAGAACTTGATATTGAAGGTTCCTGTAAATGGAAACATTTATATCTTTGACTTATCAAAAGAATAGAGATCCTTTGTGTTAGTGAACAGCAAACTTGTTCAAGTTTAAGATATAGTATAGTATAATTTAGTAATAAACCATGCTAGTATTGTTCTAGTAGAATTTAATTAATACGTATAAATAAAGTAATTATGAAAATGATTAAAATGTAATTTTATGGGATTTACAAGAGAGGATTTTGAAAAGCATGCCTATAATGGCCCTGTGTATAATACAATAGATGAAAGTATCACAAAGGGCAAAGGTTCACAAAAGGATTTAGACAGAAAGCTGAGGCTTTCAAAGAAGTTCTTTTGCTTTGGTCTAGTGACCTTCTGCATAGGTTTCTTGATGATTGGCTTTGCAATAGGTAGGTTGTCTTCCTCTTCTAATAATGCTGAGGCTGATGCCTTCCAAACTGCAGAAACAGCAGGAGGCAACGTATATGTATCAGACAGTCCAGGTTCTAAGCGGTACCATAAGGACAGAAATTGCCCAGCTCTTAAGAGAAGTACAGGCAAGATAACTTTTACAGATGAGGCTAGTGCCATTGATCAAGGCAAAACCTTGTGTGGCTGGTGTGGAAAATAGAAAAATAATTTAGTAAATAATAAATCGCAACGTGTTGCAAGATAGTTGCGCACTACATTATAGAGTATTAGTAAATAAAGGGTAATATGATTAAAACGGTGATTTTACATCATGGTTTTTGATAAATATCTGAATATCAGCTATATATATCTAATGTGTT